ACAAAGGCTCCAAGATGATCATCTCAGGCTCATCCAAAGCCGGTAAAACGCTCTCCCTCCTCCACCTCGGCCTAGCCGCCGCCAACGGGTCCACCTGGTTAGGCCACCGCACAGCCACCTCCAAGGTGATCTACCTCGACTTTGAACTTAAAAAACGCATTGCCGCCCGCCGAATAGCCGAGATGGTCAATGCGAATGACCAGTATGATCCCAAGAATCAAAACTTTATGTACTGCTCCCTACGAGGCCAGTCCCGTACCCTCGAAGACCTCGTCCATCACATCGAAGACCTCGAGGACCACCGCCCTGACCTCGTAATTGTCGATCCCTTCTATAAGCTCGCCACTGGAGCCGATGAGAACGATGCCGGTGCTATCTCCGAAGTCGTAAACCGCATGGAGAAGTTCTCCGAAAGACTCGACTGCTCATTTGTCTATGCCCACCATTTCTCCAAAGGAAACAAGTCTGACACGGACCATATTGACCGGGCAAGCGGGTCAGGCGTGTTTGCCAGAGATCCCGATGCCATCCTTACCCTGACCCCTCACGAAGAAGAGGATCACCTGGTACTCGAGGCCACCCTCCGAGACTTTCCGACTCCCTCCCCTCAAGTGGTAGAATTTTCTTGGCCGAACTTTATCCACAAGCCCGACATGGAACCCAAACTTCGAAAGCCAGGTCAGACGAAAGAGTCCAAAAAGTTAAACGAAAAACTCTCCACCGCCCTCATCGAAATATTAAAACCTAATTCGATCATGGGATTAAATAATCTTCGAACCAAACTTGAGGAGAAAACAGGGGAGGAAATACATCCTAATAAACTGCGAAATCTTATTAAAAAGACGAAGAATATTAGTGAGTTAAAGACTCAAAAAGGTAAAGAAAACATCTACTCTTATACCGAATAATCCTGTCTCAACTCTGTCTCAAAACTAGTAGTAAACCCCTTATATAGTAGGAGTACTACTAGTGCAAAAAGGCTGTAAGTAGTAGTTGCCCGCCCAGCAGGGCAATAACTACTACATCCAAACAGCCTTAAAGCGAATTACTAGTCGGATCAATAGGTTGAATGATTTGATCGGGAGAGCTACTCACTCGGTTTAATTTTACTCGCTAACTCGTCAACCACTTGACCTACTGATAACTTCTTAGCCTGTCCATACTGCTTGATCAGGTCGCGGGTTGCCGGATCAACCATGCAATGGAATCCGACACGGCGAACCCCAGGTCGGGCAGGCGGTCGGCCTGTTTGGTTTGGACGCTTACCGCCCCAAGGGAATTTTTCGTCAGAGGTCATGCTATTGCGTAGTTAAATGTATCTGCTGGATGGTCTGAATATATTTCTGCGGAGAAACATTTTTCACCATCATCAGTTAAGCGAGGTATCGTGAAGATTCTTATCTTATTTGATTTGGAGTTATAAAAAACTGATTCTTTAGCATAGACGAAATACCATTTATCATTCTTGTATGCTTTATGGATTTTAATATCTTGCCCCCATCTTTCAGATAAATTCGTTTGAGCTTCAGATTTTTTGACCTCAACAACTCGAAGATCGGCAACTATTTGATATTTACCATAAGATTCTAGCTCTTCGTCCTCGTACATTGTAACTTCCCAATCAGTGCGAGCATCGTATTTACTGGAAAAGAATCCAATATTTTTAAGCTCTTGAAAGAGGCCATAGTATTCCTCTTTAGTCGCATCTAACTCTTTTCTCTGATCCTCCGACAAATTGCCTGAAAGAATAAGATCCACATTAAACATATTAACTGCGTTTCTCTTTGCCTGGGCAATTAAAAACTTGGTAACTATTTCTCTGTACTCATTATTAAAGATTACAACGGATGCGGTGTCGCTCATACCCTTATTGGACATATCGCCATTAACTGCTATTAAACAAAAACTTGATTGGTGTGTGTCATTCATACTTTCAATCTAACTTACCTGTACAGAAAAGCAAGATATATTTTACATTTATTTCTACGAATCTTGTAAGTGCCTAATAGTTAGTAGGCTAGGGGATGAAAAAAATTAAGATTCTACATCCGTAACCTCTGCATCGACTACCTTCTCATCTTTAAGGTTGGCAAGCTCGGCTCGGATCTCGTCCAGGCTCAAAGATTTCTTTACCTCTATGGTTTGGGTAGGCTCGCCTTCATATTGTCTGTGCTTGTCGATTAATATGCCGGTGGCGATTGGCAGGACTCCGTTTGGTATCTCATCGTCTTGTAGCTTCGTTATGAGCTTTTCTACGGCAAGATGAGTCGCAGTGCCAATTAAGCCTCTCAAATGCTTTTTAGAGTCCTTCAGGGCTTCCTGTTCCCTAGATTTGACAACGGCAATCGTATGGGCTGAAACCTTACAGGCTTTAGTGATCGATGTAATCGTTGCACCCTGTGCCAACATCGTAACTACTTTGGCGTAGTCCTTTGGTCGCTTATCGTAAAGCTGTTGGCCAGTGAATACACCTGGGCAGACTTCTTCGGTCTTTAGGTTAGCTGGTAGATTCTCGGCATATTCTACCTTTCTTGGTCGCTTTGTAGGCATAAAATCAATCGGTGTAGCAATTTGAGAATGAATTATCAATAAGGTATTTGGCAAGTACAATTAGACATAATCCTTATTATGCGTAACTCGTAAAAATCTAGTTTTGTTACGGATACATATATATATCAGTGACTTACGGAAAAAACGCACTATTTCGCACTATAAAAAATATTATGATCCTGACAAACAGACAGGGGGGGAGGGGGTCAGGTTGAGCGGTCTGCCGGCCACCGCGACCGATTATGTCCCATAAAAAAATTCTGACAAATTGCCCAACCCGATGTCCGCCCACCCGCTCCATCTGCTAACATGGACATATGCCACTCGAATGGACACCCCATCCCGCTCTCCCGCCCCTCAGTAAATCGGAACTCCTGCGGATGACTCCTGAATCGATTTTGGCGTATTGGGAGAAGCGAGAGGAAGCGATCAAGCTCGAGAAGGAAGATCCGTACCGGCATGGATTTGAACTGGAAACATGGAAGTTAGCGGATAGAGAGTTAAAATCGCACCAAGAGATTCTCCTTATGGGAGGCAATCGTGCGGGGAAGTCCGAGCTTTGTGCGAAGCGAGTAGTTCAGTGTCTAGTCGAGAACCCAGGAACGATCATATGGTGTCTTACGGAGACATCGGCCAACAGTATACAGTTCCAGCAGAAGCTAATATTTAAGTACCTGCCCAAGGAGTTAAAATCGTTAGGTAGAGGTAAGGTCGGATATGTCATGTATTCCCTCAGAAATGGGTTTACTGCCGGCAAGTTCACTTTGCCTAATCGCTCTGAGTGTATTTTTCGTAATTGGTCGCAGGACATCAGCACAATCGAGGGTGGAGAGATCGGAGTTCCGCAGGAACCGGTCAACGGAACCCATAATATCGGCTATTGGGCAGATGAGCTTGTACCGATGCCCTGGGTGGAGACTCTTCGATTCAGAACTGTAACTCGGAATAGTAAGGGCATCATCAGCTTCACGGCTGTGGACGGGTGGAACTCGGTAGTGAAGTCGATGCTTACGGGAGCAAAGACAGTGGAATCGGCAAAAGCCGACCTTTTGGACGGGGAAGAGGTTCCCCTGGTCCAACAGCCCTTACGGAAAGCCTCGAGTGTCGTTTACTTCCATACGGCGGCCAATCCCTTTGGCGGTTGGTCAGCCATGAAGACACAACTGGAGGGAGAAAAGAGGGAAACAATCCTTTGCAGGGCCTATGGAGTGCCTGTAAAGGCATCTAAAACAGTGTTTCCCGCTTTTTCGGACAAAAATATCGTCCAGGCTAAGGATATTCCTGTTTTAAAGGAGGATGCAGATGCCTCATGGGTACTTTCGATAGACCCTGCTGGGGCAAAGCCTTGGACGATGGTATTATTTGGGATTGATCCGCACGGGGTCGCCTGGGCGGTTAAGGAGTTTCCTGATTTTGACACCTGGGGAGGATGGATTGACCTGACAAAGGGGGATAAGGTGAGTGCAGGGGAAGCGGCACAGCCTAATGGTTTCGGGTTAAAGGATTATGCGGAAATCATCCGGCAGATGGAGGGTGATCGTTATGTTGAGCGGATCATCGACCCGAGGTTAGGAGCGGCGAGCTATCAGAAGTCGGAAGGATCTTCCAACATTATCGATGATTTGGCGGATGAGGACATTGTGGTACAGCCGGCAGAAGCTTTGGACATTGAGACAGGTTTGCAGGCGATCAATAACCTGCTGGCATGGGATAGGAGTCGGGAGATGGGATTTGATAATCACCCGAAGCTGATGATTTCGGATGAATGTCAGAACCTGGTGGCCTGTATGCAGGAGTATCAGGTTGGTGACCTCAAACACGCGGCTAAAGATATGGTCGATAATGTCCGTTACTTCGCAGTGGGCAATTTTGAATACTTTGATGAGGAGGAAATGGTGGCAACAGGAGGAGGATCGTATTGATGGGTAAGAAAAATGTACAGATATCAAAAGCAGTCAGGCAACAGATCGTGATGGCAAGGAACTCGGGGATGAGTTGGCCGAAGGTGGCGGAGTTGGCGGGATGTGCGAGATCGACTGTCCAGCGTATATATAAGCAGGACAGCAATCCGGTGATCTCGCTCGAGGAGGTAAAGAAGACAGTGGAGATTGAGGAGGCGAGGGTATTGAAGATGGTCCCAAACATTCGGATGATGCTTATTTACTTTGAGCATAAGGAGGGGATCGGGAGGTGTATAAAGAGGCCAAACGATAACCATCCGCCTAAGAGCATGGTATTGGTGAGAAAAGTCGAGGGGGAGGATGATCTGTATCGCAAAGCATGAGACTGAGGCACAGATGCAACGGAGGATCGATCTGATGCTTCGGGAGATGGTTGTGGATGAGGCATTGGATGCGATGGAGGAAGAGCGGGAGCCTGGTAGTTTTACTCTCGAGGAGATAGCGGATTTTATCGGTGTATCCGTGATGACACTTCATCGGATTGAACAAAATGCCCTGATAAATTTACGAAATAAAATGGTAGAATCCTAAAGGAGAAATTATGGAGAACGAAGTACAGATTTTTGAAGACAAGCCGGATGTGGATGAACTCAAGTTTGAGTTTGAGCGGGCAAAAGCGAATTTATCGACATGGATGGACAAGGCTGAGGATGCTCGGGAGGTTCGTTTCAATGAGTGGGCAGGCAAGACGGGTGACGGGAAGAAGAGTGGACCTGAAGCCTTTCCATTCGATGGAGCCAGCGATCTTGATCCAAGCGTTATTAATCCGTTAATCGATGGCGATGTTGCCACCCTGACACAGGCGTTGACCAAGGCTAACCTGGTGGCGGCACCTGTGGAAAGTGGGGATGTGGCATCGGCCAAGCTGGTTACTGAGTTTCTCCGATGGCGGATGGGTACGATGGATGAACTGATGAGGGAGTCATCGATTGGAGCGAATTATTTATTACAGAACGGGGTAACTTTTTTCGGTACTTACTGGAAGCAGGAGAAGGCGAGAAAGTTTGAACCGATCAGCCTCGAGCAGATTGCCCAGCAATCGCCTGAACTGGCAATGGCGATAGAAGATCCTGAGATGAAGGAAGGAGTCGAGGAGATGTTTTATCCCCTCTTTCCGAAGCTCAAAAAGCGTAGGGTCAAGAAGATGCTTAACGAGTTGCGGAATACAGGTGAGACCGAAATTCCGACCGAAAAAGTGGTCGTAAATCGTCCGGCGGTCAAGGCATATGAGTTAGGCAGGGAACTGATCGTGGACAGCAATGTGATCGATTTGGAGTCCGCCAGGAGCATTCACTGCATTCATTATTATTCTCCTGAAGCGTTGAAGCAGAAGGTAAATGAGGGATGGGATGAAGCCTGGATTGATGAAGCGATTGAGAAGGCGAAAGATTTTTACGAGGAGAGATACAGCGACTCGGCCATGCACTACGACTATGGCACAAGCTATGGTAATCAGCACTATGAGGGGCTTATTCGGGTAGTTACTACCTATCGGAAAGAACTCGATGAGGATGATGTTCCTGTGGTCACCAAGACCTGCTGGACGGATGAGATGGATGAGGCAGGTTTCCATGAACCAGTTGGATATGATGAAGGTCGTTATCCGTTCGTATGTATCACGCGAGAGCATTTAAACCATCGTTTGCTGGACTCTCGCGGATACCCTGAACTGCTCAAGAGTTATCAGATTGCGGCTAAAACAGAGATGGATGCAAGACGGGATGCCGCATCGATGACCACGATGCCTCCATTTCTTTACAGCCTGGGTCGCCGTCCTGAAAGGATTGGACCAGGAGCACAGATTCCTGTCCGCCGTAGGGATGAAGTCGGATGGATGGAAACTCCAAAATATTCACCTGCATCGACACAGGTGGAAATGCAAATCCGTCAATTAT